GCGCTGTTGACCGCGGATTACCTTTGCTTTGAGCCCGTCGATATCGCGCTCGAAGAGCGCTTGCCGGGCCTGCGCGAGCGACGGATTGCTGTAGGGCTTGCCGGGCAGCATCAGAATCCGGCTGAGTGCGCCATGCGCGATCGTTTCGCGGTGTTCGTCCGCGATGAAGTCGGGCGCCTGCTCTGCGTCCTGGCTGATTTGCAGCGTGGCCCACACGCGCACGGTGCCGGCCGCCGCCGGGACAATCGTGATCGTGCCGGGTTCGGTCTGCGTGTAGAACTTCGGCTGTCCACACGGATCGGCCGTGCGCCAGTTCTGGATCTGGTCATCGAGCCATTGCGTCGACGCGGGATCTAGCTTGCAGCCGTTGAAGTCGATGCGCTCAATGTCGAACAGCAGCGCACCATACGGCGCCGCAATGGCCTGCGAATCGGCCGTCGTTACGTCGAACGTCTCGTCGAAGCGCCACAGGCGCGTACGTCGGCAAAACTCCGCGATGGTGTCGCGCACCGCGTCGAATGCCGTAGGCTCAGATACGCCCATCGCCGTGGGCATGATCTTCGGCAGGAAAACGTCGAGGTCACGCACGGTCAGACTCCTGCGGTTTGCGCGGCCTGCGCCGCCTGCTGCACTTCGCCGAGCGCGCCAGCGAATGCCGAATAGTGCGCGGCCGCGAGTTGGCCGCTGCCGTCCTCGCTCTCGCGCGACAGCGCGCGGTAGAGCAAGAACGACGTGAGAGCGCTGATGTAGTGGTCGCGAACGGGCAGGACGTCCGTTGCGGCCGTCAGTTCGGGCGGGTTCAGACAGTCGATCACTTCGACCTTCGTGCCCGCGACGGCCGGCGGGTAGACGAAGTAGTGAAGCGGATCGGTTTCGTAGTCGTAGAGCACATGCTTGATGCGCGCCGAGGCGCGGGCCATGTGCCAGTCGGGCATCTGCGTGTCCAACTCGCCGCGCGAGGCGGGCGTGATTGCGTAGCCCGGCGTGACGCCATCGGCCGCGATGTTGCGCGGCATGTCCATGAGACGAAGCGAATCATCGGGGAGCGTTTGCCGCGTGCCAGCGACGAGCGTCCAAACGCTGGTGCGCTCGAGCGCGGACGGCTTGCGCGTCGCGATCTCGCGCAGTCCGTCATGAATCCAGCGCAAGCGCTCGCCCAACGTCCAGCGCAGCATGGCGGTGTCGTTGAGAACGTCGCTTGCGCGATCCAGTACGTCCTGCGCGATGATGGTCATTTACGCGACGCTCTTCTTCAGTTCTTCGTCGATCTTGGCTGCGTCCCACTTGCCATGCGGCAGGCGGCCGAAGCGTTCCTTGTACTGCGAGGCAAGCAACTTGCGCAGTTCCGATTGGTCCGTGACGGGTTCGCCGTCGTCCGACTCGAGCGGATTACCTTGCAGCGCCGGGTCAGTCACGCCGGGATTGAGAATTGCCGTCGTCGGCGCCGGGATCGGTGCGGCCGCGAGTGCCGGCGCAACCGGCGCGTCAGCAACGACACGATAGGCTTCGGGGATCGACAGGAAGCGCGAGATATGCGCCTCGTCGGTCACTTCCGCGATGTGGCGGCCATCTTCCTGCGGTGCGAAGTGGTAGTTCGTGCCGCCTAGCTCGATGTGACTGCCGCCCGTCCGCTTCAAAATGCACTGGATTTTCATGGTGGGTTTGTCCTGGCTACTGCTGTTGTAAGAAGAGGGGCGCGCGGCCCCTCTCGGTTTGAAGCGCCGCTGAGCCTTACGGCTGGATCATCCAGACGCCGACGGCAACGCGGCCCGTCGTAGCGCCCGTTGCAGGCGCCGTGTTCACCTTCACGCCGATCGAACGATCAGCAGCCGTCGTCGCGATGCGGAAGCCCGCTTGCTTCGACATGCGCGTAACGCCGCCGGCCTGCGCCGTGGTGTCCGCTGCGAACAGTTCGTTGCCGACCGTGCGCGCGCCATCCACGACGCCCGGCGTGCCCGACATGAGGCCGACGTCCAGCTTGATCGTGGGCGTGCCATTCGTGTCGAGATCGTCGGTGTCCAGATAGGCGTCAACGATGGTGGTTTCTGCCGGCAGGATGCCGATTTCGATGATGTCGTTCAGCGCGAGCGCTGCTGCGATGTCGACATAGAAGCGCTGGAATACGACGTCGCCAGCCGAATCGGGGGATACGACTTGGCGTGCGCCTACGGCCGTACGCGATTGAAGAAATGCAGGCATGTGTTCCTCTCAGTTCAGGGGTGTGAAGAAGAAGGGCCAGCGCTCGCCGACCCTTGCAGCGCCGATTAGGAGTTCGGGTCTTTCGCGTACGTGTCGATCGCGATCACGCCGAAGTCCTTGCCGTTGAACTGCGTCTTCTTGATGCCGCCGATGAAGCCCGAAGCAACCGTCGGCTCGTTGCCGTAGTCCTTCGTTTCTTCTTGCCAGTCGAAGCGCAGACCGCCCTTCGAACCGTAGGCGACGACGCCTGCCTGACGGCCCATGAACAGCGCGCGTGCCGCCGGCAGGTTCGCGCCTGCGCCGTAGTCCGCGAAGCGGATCACGTTGCGGTGCGAGTGCAGAATGCAGTTGCCGATCATGCCGAGGCCACCCTTGAAGATCGGGTTGTTGCGACCTTCAGCGGCGGCGGCCGCCTTCTGGATTTCCAGCCAGCCGGCCGCATCGGCCGTGCGAAGCTGGTGCTCCTGGAAGAGCGACATGACGCACACGTACGAATCGTTGCCGCCTTCGATCGAGGCCGGGACCATGTTCGCCGTGTCCGGGTTCATGGCCTGCATCATTCCGGCCTTCACGTTCGCGCGCTCGATAACGACGCGGCTCATCGTGTCGGTCGTTGCCAGCGATGCCTTGCTGGTCGCGACGCCGCCGTACAGCAGGTGATCGACGTCCGGGGCCTGAAACGCGTTGTTCGCGAAGCCGGTGTACGTCAGACCTTCGATGAAGTCCGCGTTGATGCCGCGCGAGCCCGACAGGTACATGAACACCAGTTCGTCGAACAGGCGGCTGAAGTAGTCGCCGAGACGGTCGCGCGCCGTTCCGCGAAGATCGTGCGCCGTACGCTTGCGCGTCATGCGGCCGCCGGCCGATGCCGACTTACGCACCTGGTCGATCGAGACTTCGTCGGTGAAGAACTTCAGTTGTTCCTCTTTGCCTTCCAGACGACGATCGCCGTACGTCGGCTCGCCGCGCATCTGGACGCACAGGTCGAACGAGATACGGTCGCCCGCATCGCTTTCGAGTTCCGTCTTGCGCTGGATGATGGAGTTGTCATCGGTGCCGATGAACTTGCCTTCGAAGTACGACTTCTTGACGACGTCGACTGCGAGGTTGGCCGACCACTTCTTTTGGGCCTTTACGTCGCCAAAGGCGACAACGGTTTGCGACATACGGAGTGCTCCATAAATGGATTAACGGGTTCTTCCACGTCGCACTCCTGCGCTTCGTTGGTCGGATTCTCGCCGCAGTGGTCCCAAAATGCAACCACACAGCGCGAAAAAATGCTAGTTCATGCCGAGCCCGTACGACGCGGCGACGTTTGCGGGCGTCGCCGGTTGCACGCGCTTGATGGGGACCGACTTCGGCGCATCAAACGAGAGTCGCGCGATCTGGCCGGATTTCTCCTCGAGCGTAACAACAATGTTGTCGCCGATTCGCACGCTCTCGTTGGGCTTCAGGTCAATTTTCAGCACGGTCTGTCGGTCCCTTGGTAGTTACTGCGTTGCTGCGATCTGCTTCGCCAGCGCGTAGCCTTCCATTTCCCACAGGCGGTTACGTGCATCGTCGAACGCGTTCTGGACCGCGATGCGCGCGCCGATCTCCGCATCGAAGTTGGCCGGATCGACGCATCCCGACTTGCCAATGCCAGCAACAAAGCCGTTCGGCAGCATGGCGATAGCCACGGTGCAGGTTGTGCCGGGGAATTGGTGCGTCAGCGTGAGCATGCTTCCCGTCAGCGCGTCGATCTGCTCGCGCGTGACGCGCTGGCCCGTCAGCCCCTTGGCTTTCACTGCTGCTTCTACTTGATCTTCATTCATCGTTGTCACTCCACGATTTGCCAGTCGTCGGCCAAGCAATCAGTCACGCTCGGAACCCAGGTGCTCACGCGATCATCGACCGTCTTCAGCGCGAGA